GTTTTCATGGTCACAAAACGAACATGCTGATATAGGTCGCACCAAGAATTGCCATCATCGCCAGCAAGCCCGCGCCAAAAACCGCTAGGCAAGCCAGCCCGATGATGTTGAAAGCCTTGTCAATCATGCTAGGACTCCACGTTGACGCACCAGTGATTGGTACGGTATGCCGATCATAGAACTTCCAGAACAACCGCAGTCTAGGTGTTTACCCTATGGCAACCATCCCTCGCTCTAGGTGCAGTGTGATCCGATGCCAGCATGCCAGCATGCCCGGCTCTTCTATGTGTCAGGACCACGCACCACCCGCTAGGCAAGCCCCAAGCCGGGAAGACTTGCACCTTTACAAGACTAGGGCATGGCAAACGATGAGGCAGGCGCAGCTGTCACGCTTTCCATTGTGTGCAGCATGCAAGCATCAAGGCCTGATCCGCGCCGCTAGTGTGGTCGACCATGTGTGGCCTTGGCGGGCTATCGGGTCCGATGCTTTCAGGGTCAACCGGTTTCAATCCTTGTGTCCTGACTGTCACTCAACCAAGACGGGGCTAGAAAGCCGGGGCATCGTTCGAGAGTACGGGGTGCGGGACTGGGCACTAGCGGATTACCGGGGCCAGATGGGGCAAGACTAGCCCCATTGGACCGATCAAGGTGCAAAGCACGCCCGATAGGTGCGAATGAGTCGCATTACGGGTCGATTCATCAAATCCGATGAACGATTCGCAAGGTTTTGGGGGTGGTTCGTTCAATTCCGTTGAACGATGGGGGGATGCTAACCAGATTTGAAACTAAAAGTGATAAATATCGGGCGGGAGCAGGCGCGGGGACACATTCTCACGGGACCAAACTAAGTAGTATCTGTAAGGATTCCCTGCGCTTGTGTTAGATTTTGGGTGTACTATTTAACAAGACACGCCAAAATGCGTAAGGAATTAACATGAAAAAGTCTCGCTACATCATCGGTTATTTGGACAATCCAAATACCTGGGACAAGTCTGTGTTTGAGACTGCCATTCGAGAAGAGGTCGAGGCGTCTACTGGTCCGCTGACCCCGAGCGATGAATTTATGATTGGTTCACTGTCGATGACGGTCAACAGTTTGATTGAGGCGGAACTGATGATTAGGGAACTTGGTCTGACTACTCAGTACAACTCTGGAACGGCTACTAGCCCTTGGTACAAGATCAGGACAGAAATGGCCGACAAGGCTATCAAGATATTAGGTGAACTTGGGCTTGTTGCCCGTGGACGCCCGAAACTAAACAACAAGGTCACAACGGTCGATGAACTCTTCCAGCCTGCTTGAGCCTGCATTCCAATACGCAGCAGGAGTAACCCGAGGCGACATCCAGGCTTGCGAGGACGTACAACTCGCTTGCCAGCGTTTCCTCGACATGGCGGAACGCAAGGACGCGCCGTATGAGTTTGTGTCTGCCAAAGCAGAACACATCCTCAAGTTCGTCCGCTTCTGCAACCACGTTAAGGGGCCGGATGCTGGAAAGCCGATTGAGCTTCAGCCTTTCCAGATCATGTTCCTCTGTGGTCTCTATGGTTTTCGAGCCAAGTCAGACCACAGTAAGCGATGGGTGACGGACGTAATCCTGTATGTTCCGCGTAAGTCGGGTAAGACTACGGTCGCGTCCATCATCGCTCTGTACGAACTGATGTTTGGTGATGCTGGCGCGGAAGTCTTTACCCTCGCTACGAGCCGGGAACAGGCATCCATCTGCTTTGACTCATCCAAGGCGATTGTGGAGTCTATGGACCCCAATCTGGCCGCGAAGTATCTGGTCTACAGGAACGAGATCAAGAAGCAGGGCGACTCGACTTCCACCTACCGAGCCCTGTCCCGCGAGAATAGGAAGACCGGCGACGGTAAGAACCCTTCCTGCGCGATGGTAGATGAAGCGGCACAGATCACTGAGAGAGCGTCTATCGAGGTTCTTCATTCGGGCATGGGTGCTCGGAAGAATCCTCTTCGGATATATCTGACGACGGCCAGCTTCACTAAGGAAACCAAGTTCTATGAAGACCTCAACTACTTCAGGACGATCCTTAGAGGCGCGGCGGAAGACAACGGACGTTGGTTTGGACTTCTGTACTCCATTGACGCTGGAGACAACTGGCAGGACCAAAAGACCTGGGCAAAGGCCAATCCAATGCTGGGGATTTCGGTGTCTACCGACCACATCCAGCACATGGCAGATGAGGCATCAGCAAAGCCTGCAAGCCTCAATGAGTTCCTCTGCAAGCAGTTGAATGTATACGTCTCTGCCAATGCTGCTTGGGTGGATCGCCGGTTCTGGGATAGCTCCGTATCCACCAAACCAACTGATAAACCAGAATCCACCTTTGTGGCTTTTGACTTGGCGCACTCCCGCGACCTCAACGCAATTTGCACGTTACACAGGTATTCTGAAGAGAGGTTCTTTGCGGAGTTTCAGTTCTTTCTGCCGGAAGACTCGCTTGACCTCGTTCCAAATCACTACCGACCTACCTACCTACAGGCTGCGGCTAGTGGGATTCTCAAGTTCACTCCGGGTAACGTCACCGATCACGGGGAAATCGAGAAATATATCCGCAACCTATGTGAGAAGTATGAGGTAAAGCAAATCAACTATGACCCGTACAACGCGGCCAATCTAGTGGCTAACCTGTACGCGGACGGTCTTCCTGTGGTCAAGGTCGGCCAGGGCATGGCAATGCTGTCAAGCCCGAGCAAGGCGACGGAAGAGTTGATTATGAAGAAGGCTATCAACCACGACGGGAATCCGTTTGTGGGTTGGCAGTTAGGAAACTGCGAGGTCTACAAAGATGTAAACGACAACATCAAGGTTAGGAAGAACGAAGCAGACCCATCCGCAAAGGTTGACGGTATCATCGCCATGATCATGGCTGTCCACGGCCACCTAGATAACGTATTTGTATCTGATTCATTTGGTTTTAGATCATTAGAGTGGTAAAGTGTAGCCAAAGGGGTCTGACATGGGCATTTTCGACGTATTTCGTAAGAAAACATCGGCAAAAGAAGCCAATACGTTGTTCGGGCAAACCGCCTTGGGCAACCAGATCACCTATGGCGCGACTAAGCAAGGCTCTGTTTTAAACAGCCAACTGCTGTATGTAACGACCAGTTCTGTTAATGACGCTGGTCGAGTTGTAGATGTGTCCATGCTGTCGAGAAATTCGACGGTTATGTCATGTATTGGTGCTAAAGCGAGGTCTATTGCTCAACTTCCGATGCGGGTGATGTGCCGCACAGAGGATGGAAAGTACGTTGACGCCATTGAAGGTGAAGGAGTAACTGAGCGCAATAAGGCCAAAGCAATTCAGGTAATGAACCTGATTCAGAACCCTAATGCCTTTCAAAGTCAGTACGAGTTCTGGTATCAGTGGCTGATGTGGCATGAGTTGTCTGGCGAAGCCTTTACTCTTTGGTGGAGGAAGGACCAAGGCAATCCTAGCCAGACTCCGATTGAGATGTACATCCTAGACAGCACTCTGATCGCTGTTCAGGTCACTCCTACGCGGTATCCGTCCTACAGGCTGTCTACTCCTTCGTATGGATTTTCAAAGGACGACCCTCTGGCCTCTCATCAGGTCATGCACATGAAGGACATGGCATGGCAAGGCTCTGCTGGTTTTAACAAGGGCATCCTGGCGACGGAACTGGTGTCTCTTGATCAAGACATCGACCTGTACGCCAACTACGTCATGCTCAATGGGGCCAAACCCTCGGGCATGTTCGTAACCGAGTCGGTTATTCCTGATGGCAAGTACAAGGAAATCGCTGCGAGGCTGAAGGAAGCCTGGGCGAATATGACCGGCTCCCAGCGTTCTGACGGGTCCAAACCGGGTCAGGGCATGCTGCTGGACCAAGGCATGAAGTACATGCCGCTGGAGATGCTGACTCTTCAGGACGCTGATGCGCGAGAGTTGAAGCTCCAGACAATGAAGCGGATTTGCGGCATCTTTGGTGTGCCTCCTTCTATGATCGGAATCGGAGAGTCCAAGTACAACAATACTCAGACCATGCTGGATGAGTATTACAAGTCGGCTATCTATCCGATCATTGTCAACATCCAACAGAAGCTGAAACAGCATCTGCTGTCCCAGTATCCTAGCCTTTGCATTGAGTTTGACACCCGGAACTTCCTAAAAGGCGCTCCGCTGGACCAGATGAACTTTGCCAAGGCAGGTGTTACTGGTGGCATCCTGACGCCTAACGAAGCTCGGGAATACCTCGGAATGTCCAACATCGAGGGCGGCGATGAGTTGGTGCAGGACAAGAAGGACGAAACCATCCCAGGCTCAAGCCCTCAAGACACTGGAGGCGGCGGCGGAAATCAGCGGTCTAGGATGAACATCGGTTCCACGGAACAGGTTATAGCTCTTCAGCCAGAGTTCACTATGAATCCCAACATCACTGTAAAAAGTGAGCCGATGGAGATCAAGATGAACCTGAAGCAAGAGGACAAGCCGTCAAAACCCAAGACTATCAAGCTGATCCGCAACGAGGACGGCATGGTTGTTGGCGCGGAGACCTTCGAGCATGATTAACTCTGCTACTTGCAGAAGTTTTATCATGGAATTGATGGATGGAGTCCATTCATCAAAGGACGAATACCGCATGGCACTTTATAAGACAGGTGCGAAGCTAAACAAAGACACAAAAGCCTATGATCCTATGGGAGAATGCTCTGGTCAGGGTTATGCGCCCGGTGGAGTAGTCCTAAAGGACATGCAGTTAACTCCTACGCAGCACGGTGTCGCGGTCAAGTTCTCCGATGTGGTTATGGAAAACTGCAGTATTCAGGCCCAAGGCTGTCTTGTGTATAACGCAAGTAAGGAAAATCGTGCTGTTGCGGTGTTTGCTTTCCCAAATGCAACAAAGAGCATCAACGGCAAGTTCTCTGTGTCCTATCCAACACACTGGTTTAGCATCGGCTAAGGAGTAAGAAATGGCAAACGCGATTTACCCAAAGTACAAGGAAACCATCCTTGGCGCAGCAACCAATACCAACCTGCTGTCCGGCACGGTTAAGGTTGCTTTGGTTGACACTGGAACGTACACCTACAACGCAGCGCATCAATTCCTCACTTCACTGACCGGCGTGGTTGGCACTGCCCAGACAATTGGTGCCACGAAGTCGGTGACCAACGGTGTGTTTGACGGCGCTGACGTAACCTATAGCGCGGTTACTGGCAATTCTGTGGAAGCACTGGTTATCTATGTAGATACCGGCTCTGCCGCAACATCTCCGCTGGTGGCCTACATCGATACTGGTGTGACGGGTCTTCCGGTTACGCCCAACGGCGGTGATATTAGTGTGACCTGGAACGCAAGCGGCATCTTTGCTCTGTAAGGTAATTTATGGCGCTGCCAAACGACTCAATTACCGTCACCCCTGGTACGGGGGCTACGGTTGCCACACAGTTGGTGTCGGCCAAAGAGTACCAAGTCATCATGTTGGCCTATCCCGACGGCCACATACAAGGCAGCCTGCCCCAGTACCGCATGATCTGCCCAGCGCAGGCCGTGGGCGCCAACAAGGTCTTCTTGGACTTGTTCAACGCCACGGGCAGCGGCGGGACGCTTCGCGTGTTGTCGGCTTACTGTTTTGTGGACAACGACACGGCAGTCACCGGCACGTTGGGTGTTGAGATCAGCCTGACGCGCACGACGGCTGTAGGCACGGGCGGCACTACTGCGACGACAAATGGAACTGCGCTGACAGCCATCACACTCAGCACGATGGACACCGCCAACGCCGCACTGTCGGCCAACATCACGGCGCGGTCCTCCCCTACGGGCGGGGCCACCGCAGGTGCGCTGATCGGGCAGCGCTGGGTGTTTACCGAGGAAACCTCCGCACCGTCCGGTATCGCCGGCACTCTGGGCGCGGAGTTTGTGCGCAACGAGGGCGCGGACCTGATCGTGCGCGAGAACACGGGCCTGCGGTTCGTACAAGGCACCGTGGCCTCGGTCGGTAACCTGTCGTTCGAGATCACTTTCGAGGTGTTCTAAACCGTGCTGCTGCCGCTGCTTCTTGGTCAAGGAGGGGCAGGCCCGGCCACGCAGACGCTTGAGCCGTCGCTGGTCACCAACAACCAGACGTTTTTCGCGCCTACGGTTACAAGAGGGTCGGTCAATCTTTCGCCGACTCTCTATACCAACACTGCATCTTTCTTCGCGCCGACACTAACACGCGGCGTAGTTACGATTGCGCCTGAGCTTGTAACAAACTCACAATCGTTTTTTAGTCCAGCAGTAAGTGCAAGTTATGCGCTATCTACATCACTTTATACAAATAGTCAAACTTTCTACAGCCCTACGGTTGCGAATGTTAGTGGTCCAACTCAAACATTAACGGCCACAAGATACGACAACGCGCAAACTTTTTATAGCGCTACTGTTACTCCTGGCGCAGTTTCAATTACGCCAAATTTATATCAGAACCAACAAACTTTCTTTTCTGTATCTGTTAGCGCAACTAATAGTTTAACTCCTGCGCTTTATACAAATAGTCAAACCTTTTTCTCGGCTAATGTAAGTGATGCATATACTTTAACTCCAGCATTACTTACAAACACACAAAACTTCTTTGCAGTTTCGGTTTTAAGTTCGTATGCGCTAATCCCTGCGCGATATGACAACTCAAACACGTTCTATTCTGCAAATGTCGCATCTACTGTTAATATTGCAGCAAGCAGATATGACAACGTAAATCAGTTTTATTCTGCAACAGTCACAACGGCTGGGACAAATCTTCTTCCAAGTCTACTTGTCAACACGCAGTCGTTCTTTGACTCCACAGTCACTGCATCAAGTATTCTTGTTCCTTCACTTTTCACTAACACAAATACTTTCTATTCTCCGCTTGTTGAACCTGATGCTTATCTGATCACAAAAGCGCAAGCGGTTCAGCTTTACAACATCTATCTTTTGCAAGGATTGCAGAATCCTTTGGTAGTTGGCCCATCTTCTCGCGTGGCTGGCTTGGTAAATCAAACCATTACTCAAGCAGGCAATCAGGTAACCATCGAAACAACGTCTTCAGCAACATCACTTGGAAGTGATATTGCTACGATGATCACGGAACTTGCGGCGCTTCACGGAATCGGTTCAAACCTGATCGTGACCGACTCATCTCGATCTAGCGGTCCTGTTGTTCAGTCACTGGCCTCCGTTGGCGGCATAACGACGGTGACGCGGCAATGATTGATCCTCGCGCAGTAGCGGTCCAAGGTATTGGTTATGTAGCGATTGTTGTCGCTACGGCAGGCCTGCTGTTTGAAGAGGCTCCTGCGGTTTCTTCCGGTGGAGGTTCGTACAGGTTCATTGAACCTTACGCCAAACCCAAGAAAAAGGAAGAGCAACAAGACGCCAGCGTTTGGCTTCAGCCTATCAAACTGAAAGCAAGCATTGGCAAGCCTTCGGCTCTCGGAGCAATTCGGATAGACGCCGAATGCAGGCTATACGCAAACAATCTTGCGTCAGATGTAGGGGAAGTGATGACATCTTCCACCAAGAATCTACATGACGAAGAATTTGCTATATTGTTGGCAATGGTGTAAAAGGTGTATGATGCAATCAGTGAACTATCTTCGCGTCTTGGCAGCGTCAGTTGCGAATAGGTCCAAAATTATTGCCCACAAGATAAAAGACGATAATCAAGCTATCAAGTTAGGGGCAATCAATGAAGCAAGTCCAACTGATCTGCGAAGCAAGTCTAAATCTGCCGGAAAAAAAGTCCGAGGAGCAGACCGGAAAGATTGAAGCCCGCGTCACAACGTGGGGAGCCCGAGAGGGCGCAGACGGTCGGAAGTTTTACTACCGGCCTGAAGGCTTTGCCGCCTGGGCTCAAGAGTTCCAGAAGATGGGCAAGCCTTTGCCTATGTTCCTAAACCACAACAGCGACGGCATGCCTGTTGGTGAGTGGACCAACTTTGAGTTCGATGATGAGGGCATGAACGCTAGTGGGCGGTTGTTTGTCAACACCACCTGCGGCTCTGACCTGTATCAGATTATGACGGAGAGCCCCAATATGTTTGGTGGTGTTTCTGTCGGTGCTTATGCAGACGAATACTGCATGGTCAAAGAAGACGGCTCCATGTGCGATCAAGACGACATGGATGAAGGGTACTTCCAGATCACCAGTGGAGGTCTTCGGGAAGTGTCTGTCGTCATGTATCCCAATAACCCAATGGCAGAGGTAAAGAAGTTGGAGTTCTTCCGCGCTGATGGCTCTGCTGATTTGAAGGTTCTAGAGTCGGCCCTGCGTGAAGCAGGACTATCTCGGAAGGATGCGGTCACTGCCGCGTCCACGTTTAGGCAAGTTCTTGAGCAGCGTGATGCTGTCAAAGATGAGCCAACTGCGCCGCAGCAGAGTGAGTCTGACGCGGAAGTGACCGCCGAAACGGAAATCCTCAAAGCTCTTGAAGAGCGTGAGTTGCTCCGTGTCCTGTCTCAGAAACTGAAAGGTTAAAGATGTCTACCGTTATCCTCGAAAAGCTGGATCAGATCGAAGCCCAGCAAACCGCCAAACTTGAGACCGCCGTTGAGTCGGTGAAGGCTGAAGTCAGCGAGAAGATTGCTGCTCTGGAAGCTAAGGTCGCCTCCGTTCAGGCCCCCGGCATCATCAAGGCTCCTGCCAAGACGATTCGCCAGGATGTGAACCGTCATGTGCGTGAGCAACTGAAGACCATCGCTAATGGCAAGAGCCAGTTTGAAAAAGAACTGGTGATGTTCCAGAGCGAAGAACAGATGAATGCCTACCTGAAGGAAGCATCTGCGCTGACCGCTGGTGGCGACGGTAAGGGCGGTCGTACCGCTTATGACCCGGTGTTCGCTGCGCTGCGTCTGGCTAACCCCATGCGCGGCCTGTCTCGCACCGTGACGACTGATGGTTCGTCCTATCAGTTCCGCGTCAAGTCTGGCAATGCTGGTGTTCAGTGGGGCTATGGTATCCAGAACAACGGCACTGGCACGACTGAAGATACGACCATTTGGCAGATCGTGCTGAAGGACATCAACGTGCAGTTCCCGATCCGCACTGCGGCTCTGGACGACATCGATGGTCTGGAGGCGGTTGTCGTTGACGACATGCTGATGGAGTTCGCCCAGGCTGAAGCTCAGTCGATGGTGCAGAACAACGACCAAAGCGGCACTGGCACCTCGGTGACGACTGGTGGCGCTGACGGTCTGCGCGGCCTGGATCAGTATGCTGGTGCTAACGCTACCTACGCTGGTGGCACAACCTCGGCAGCGAGTTTCGGTACGTCCGGTACGGGTTCGACCTCTGGTCTGCACAACCTTGCTACCTACG